CTGAACCAGAGAAACCTAAATTAAGAGCCATATCTTCAGAGTTTTCAAATATACCATAAGCAACACCACCTGCAAATCCAGATGAAATTTGTCCTAGCATATCGTCAAAATCTAAATCCATAGATCTATTTAAGAAAAGCATATTCTCTTCAATAGCTCCTTGCGTATCAAGATTTTTAAGTACTTGATCAAAATCAGAAATTCCAGTTGCACCAGAGTATCCAGTCATAACATTACCTCTGTTGGTAATAGCAGCAAAAAGACCTTCAGTACCGTGTGCTACAGCAGCACCACCAGCAGCAGTAAATCCAGGCACGTTTGCTGATTGAGCAACGAATGCAGATCCAGCAGCAGCAAGTTCACCTTCAACCATAGCCATCTCTAAGTAATCGTCAAAACGTAATCTTGTTTCAGACTCAGATTTTAGATACCATAGGTATCCTGATGTACCATCTTCAGTAGCAACTTCTACCCAACCGATTTGAGCCATATCAGAACCATTAATTTGGAATCTATCTTTTATGATAATTGGTTGATTAGAAAACTGCGTAAACTGTGGTTGTACAGAGAATACACCACTTGCAGTTCCTTTTGCAAATAATGAACCATATACAAACACTTTTAAACCAGCATTAGCTATACCTAAAGCATCCCAGTTGGCTACTTGAAAAGGATAAGCTGTAATGTCAGTAGTTGTACCTGCACCAGCAGCAACCGCACCTACAATACCTTTAACAGTAACACCCGTTAGTGGGTTCATTACTACTATAGTATCATTTGGAGCAACAGCGTTTTGAATTGTACCAGCGTTAGTAGGTAAGTTTAATACAAAAGTACCAGCACCTGGTCCAGTTAAGTTTACGTTATTGTAAGAAATGTGTAGTCTATTTTGTTCAGACCATACAACTTGATCAGACGTCATTGGCATCTCAGCGCCAACCATACGTAAGAACCCGTTTAATGTTCTGTTACCATATCTTTCTACTTCTTGTTCATAGATTTCAGGAAGATATTGTTGTGCAAAATCATTTGCTCCACCTTGTGCGAAGTTCAAATAGTTATTTTGCAAAGCTAATTGTGATTGGGAAGGTATTACCGCCCCAAACACAGGATTAATTTGTCCCATAATTAAGTTTGTTGTTTTTAGTTAAATTTTCTTTTTTGTATTCTAAGTTTTGAAGAATCCATTCCGCTTATAGCTTTAACCTTTAATCCACCAACAAATACATCTCCTGTAGGAGTAGATCTGATCTCATCAGAAATGTTTTTGGATTTAGCAACAAGATCTTTAGTAGCATCGGATTTACCCTGCTCATAAAAATGTTGTGCAATAGTGTCGGCGTGTTCAGCGGCATACATAGCTTTGTGATAACCTTTGACGTCTGTTACATCTCCTTTTTCGTTTAAGAACTTCTTAATTATGTTAGAAATATTTGACTGTTTGTCAGCAACTTCACTTGGACTTTTTACTCCGTATCTAAATTTTTTTTCACCGACTTTGAAATCAAAACCTTTGAATTCATCGTTGAAATAATCTTGAGTGTTAGATTTAAATGCCTCATGTTGTTTCACTGCTATATCTTGGTCTTCGTTGTAGCGATTGAAAAAATCCATAGCTTTTTGTTGGTCTTGAGTTACTCCGGGTCTCAACTTGATTTCCTCGTAGTATTGGCTCTTTAAACCTTCCAAATGCCCTTTGGCCTTTGCAACCTCTTCTTTATAGGCGAGTTTCGCTTTTCTTACGTCTCGCTCTTCATCTATATCTTCATCCCAAGAAAAATTATCTTCTATTAAAAAGTTTATTTCTTCAGAATCTAGATGTGATTTTGTTTGTTTATAATATTCTTTTAGTAAAGTATCATTATCTACACTAGAATAATCTGCGTTTAATCTAACGTANTCTTCTAATGTTCCACCTGTTTCTTTCATAAAGTCTACNACTTTTTCGATGTTTTCAGGTAGTTTAGCTACTTCTCTTGCTTCTTCTGGTGTTGGAGCTTTCACTCTTTCCTCCATTTTTTCCCCAAGCTCAACTATTTCCTCTGCAACTTTTTCTTCAATTACTTCGTCTACTATTTCTTCAATAATAGGTTTTTCTTCTTGAAGTGCAGAAGTTTCATCGGGCTTTTGCTGGGATTGGTCTCCTTTAGTTTCCACCTTTTGTATATCTCCGGTTCGTTTATCCTCAGGTAATCCTCCTGTTTCTTGCTTTTGAATGGCATCAGCTGGTTGTGTTTTAGGTTTAGATAAATCTATTTTAATAGGTTCATCTTTTTTAGATAAGTTTTTTAGTTTTTTAACCTTAAACGTACCCTCTTGTTTTACTTCTTCTTTTGTTTCTGACATAATAAAATAATATAAAATTAATAAAAATTGTTATGATAACTGAGGTATTTGCATACCTTCTCCACCTTCAAAATCTGTAGGAGGAAGATCATCTTGGCGCTGTTGAATCATTTTAGATTGTTGCGTTGCTTGTAATTGAGTTCTTTTGTCTTTTCTATTTTCAATTAAACTTTCTTTTTTACCCATAGCATCAACATCCATTTGCTTAAGCTTAATATCATATTCAAATTCTTTAGCCATTATTTGTTGTTTGATTTGAAGATCTTGCTCCATCCTCTGTATTTCAAATTGTGATTTGGCTTGTTCTATTTGTATTTGTGTTTCAGCTAAAGCTTGTTGTTTTTCAACCTCTTGCATTGCAGCAGCTTCAGTAGCTTGTTGATTTGCTTGAGATTGAGACTGCACTGTTTGTTGTTGTTGAGCTTGTTCTTGTTGTTGTTTTTTAGTTCTTTTGTATTTTAATACTTGATTAGCTAATGTAAGATTTTTAATCTCTCTAATGTCAATAGCATCTTCTAGATATATTTGTTGCTGCTGCAAAGCCATTTGTATGTTTTGCTCTAGCATTTGTTTTTCTTCTTCTTCGGGTTCTAACTCTAAAAAAACTCCAAAATCATAAAGATGAAGATCTTGTATTTCACCTAATGTTGCTGTGTTAAATTTACCTATACTAGCTTTTAAAGCATTATTAGTTAATTCAAACTGAAGCATGTCTGCAACTCTTAGTGATATATTTTCACAAGTTCTTAATGTTAAATATAAACTTGCATTTAAAATATGTTTAGTTGCTGTNTTAGAAGCATTAGCNGCTAGTTTTTGTAAACCAACNAAAGCATCTTTGTCAGGTTTGCTACCATCTCTAGCTTCATTAAGACCTGTTACATCTCTTATCATTTGTAAATAATACTGATAAGTATTAATCAATGATTGTATTTTGCCATTAGCACTTGATGACTGTAGTTCTTGAATAGGCACTTTACCTCTGTTAGGATCACCATCTTGAGTCAAAGATCTACCAACTATAGAACCCGTTTGAAAATACATATTCAATGCTTCTTGTGGATTATAGTTTGTTCCATTACCTAAATCAACCTCAGCCAAACCATCAACGTCAACAAATACACCATCTGGAACCATTCTTGCAATTACTTGTTGTAATTTTAAAGATGTTAACTGAATCATATCGGCAAAACCTGTAATTCTACTTACTAAAGAATCAATACGCCCTTGGTACATATGAGGAGCTACTATATTATAATTCATGTTAACCTTAGTTAAATCACTGTTTGGCCTAGTCATATTTTCAGCCATTTTCCAGTCTAACATTTGTTCAACACCTAAAACCTTACAACCTGTAAACAAGACTTCTATAGTTCTAGATACTCTATCAAAATTATCACTAGGTGGAGGATTAAAAAAATCTTCTTTTTCTAATGTTTTTTCTAAACCTTGTTCAGTACGTTTAATCTTGTACACTTGGTCTATATAAGTTTTGTATTCAAAATATAAAACCTGAACTAAATCATTATCTATATTAGGATTTCTTAAGTAACCTTCTCTACCTGGATACTTTTGTATTTTTAACATTTCTTCGTTGCTTAAACTAGGAAATTGTTTTTTCAACTCAGGTAAACTTAATGATTTAATTTCACCTACATAATAAAGATCTTGAAAATTAGGATCATTTGTGTATGACCAAACTAGGTTTGAAGGGTTAACGTATTCTATAGTTACTCCTTCAGATTTATTAAAGCTTGTTTTACAAGCTCCAATACCTACAATAACTATATCTTCATTAAGTCTTTTGTTTATTAAATCGTATTTATTAAAAGCTAATACATTATTAATAACTTCTTCTTCAGCAATCTCTACACTTTGTTTGTAATTTAATTGCATGTGCACCTCAAGTTCTTCTTTTGATTGAGGTAAGTTTTCTGGGTCAGCTGTGCTATAAACACTAACACCTAAATTTTGCTGTATGTTGTCTAGTAAAGGTTTTGACAACATATCCCTTAATATTGTAGAAGCATATGTAGTTCTTTGTTTTAAAGAATAAGGATCTTGAGCATATGCTTTTATATCATAATTCTTAGAACTAATACCGTTTACTACTATATCTACAAACTTAGGTATAATAGGTACTGGTTTCCAGTCTAAATTTAAATAAGATAAATCACCGTTAGTAGACAATTCATCTTTATATTTTTGAACAGGTTGTTCTGCTCTTGCATACAATCTTAATCTGTTAAAGTTTTGGTAACCA